GACTCTCAGCTCCAAGTTTATTCTTAATCCTAGCATTATACTTGACAGCCACAATCTTGCCAACCAAATCTTTCTTGGTAAGCGTCTTACGATGTTCATCATTGAATCCGCTCCCAACTTTAACATTTACAATACCATCTGCTGATTCGCAAATAATTGCTCCCAGCATTCCCTCGTACTTACCTGTACCATCTTCAACATCAATAATCCTCAGGTCACATTCTAACTCACCTTTGAATTTAATTTGATGCTTGGCACGTTTATCTTCCCACGGACCACTTCCGTCTTTTAGGATGATACCTTCCAAACCTTGTGAAAGATATTTCTCAAAGATTGTATTGGCTTCTTCTTGCGTCTCTACAATATCACTAGCAACCAACCAGATTTTCTTTTGAGTTTTGAATGGCGCAACATCCAAAATTGTTTTCAATCTAGAGAACCTAGTGCTGTAGGGTGTACCACAATAAGAATCAACAAACAAGACATAAGGAATAGCATCCCAAACTGAAGCATGAACCATGTCCGCTTCTTTCGCTGAGATAGTTCCCTTAACAGCTTTGTTCAAAATACCATTGCCTGTTTGACGATCCATAAATTGACAACCATCAGGATCCATTACCATCAACTCACCATCAAATACCATGTCTGAACCAGCAGCAATCATAATGAATTGTTCTTTCAAATCTGTATCTAACAGAATTTCTTTACCATTACGACTGCGGAATTCACACTTACCATCTCTGACGATAGCGTTGAAGCGCATCCCGTCCATTTTCAGCTGGACGTAGGCTGGGAATTTTATTTTGTCTACCAGTTTCTGTTCGAACTGGCTGCAAAGCATTACTGGATATTCGCTCACCAAACCATTCCACACTGCGTTTGCGGTTGACACCGAGACTCCACATTTTAGATCCTTTTGAATAATGCGTTCAATAACCTTTGCGTCGTCTGGCTCCAAACCAGAAAGAATGGCACGTAGATGAGCAATAGCAGCATTACCTGTTACCTCACGATTAGAGAGATAACTTAGATTCTCGATTGCCATCTCTAGCGATGTTTGGTGCTCAGAGTCTTTACCAACAAATTCATACTCAGGAATTTTTCTCTGATAGAATTGAGTGAACGGATCCAAAGCAAGACGAACAACTTCTCTCAGTAGCACGTTGCCTTTGTTTTTATTCAGCTGTTCTAGTTTGAAGTTCCTAGAATTATCACTAGCCAAATCGTCAAGGAATTTATTTATATTCATCATTTAAAAATACCTGACCATGTTTGCAACTTCATCAGCTTCTCATTCTTTGCTGCCATTACAGCAGACTCGCTCAACATACCATTATCAATCATCAAGTCAATCATGCACATGAGATCGCCAACTTCTTCTTCAAGACGTTCACGATTGCTTCTACCTTTGTGCTCAGACTCCATACCGAAGCGGAAAACCTTGCTGATGGCTTGCGTAACCTCAGCACACTCTTCTTGAGTAATCAGCAGAATTTCTTTGTTCTGCTCATTCTCTTTCCTCACCTGTTCAAATTTGTTCATAGTACATCCCATTCAGAAACTTCAATTGCATTTTGCCCCGACTCATCTTCATAGTAACAGTCGTTATCTTCTTCAGCTGTCAAGCCAGCGTACTCGGCAATTTCTTGAGCACGTTCAACTGCTTTCGCTTCAGTTGAGTAAACACCATCAATGGTGGTTTCACCACAATCATAAACTCTAATTACCCAAACTGTTTGATTCATAATCTTCTCCAATTAAACCACAAACCCAGTGGCGTCTTTCTTCGCTTTACCCTTTGCTTTCAAACCGACGATAACATTCTTGTCGTCAAGGAATCGCAAGTCGGTTTCATCGCCATTGATAACAGGACGACCGAGGAAAGTAGTAGGAACAACCTTAAATACTACAGCTACATTCATACCTTCGTTGACAGCCAAACGAACATCGAGATCGTTGCCATCAGCCTTGCTGAATGTTAGGTGGTAGTTTGTCAGGTGTTTTACTTTGCGATTGCGCATCTTTGTATAGTCATAGAATTGCACTTCAGGAAACATCTGGAAAATGTTTCGACCATCTAGGATCTCATACTTTTCCCACGCAATGTCTGAAGTACCATTCAAACGGAAGACAGGTGTCAAACCTTTCTTGTCGGCATACTTGATGGCGTTGTTGATATCCTTGAGTAGTTTGCTCATAAACTCAGGACGATTTTCGAAAAACATTTTTGTTTTGCGGATACGTGCTTGCTGGATCACATTGGTGGTTTCACCTTTCTTGAAGATGCCACCACGACCTGCAGTATTCAAACATGCACTGGTGCAACCAGCTGTACGTTTGGGGCAGGTTTCATAACCAGACAAATCTGCTGGCGCAAGGTGGAGGACAAAAGACAAGAAACCTTTCTTCTCACCCTTCATCAACTTTGGGTTTCCAACTGTTAGCAGTTCCATAACAAAGATCCTTTTCTAATCATCATAAGATAATTATACAGGAATATTGAATTATTGTAAAGCGATATTTTACAATCCCCTACACTTTGTAGGGTTATTTTGGTTCTAAAATAGGCTCTGGAGACGTGTTTTTAGCTCTCCAAAGTACTCTGAGTCGGCGATTAGGGGTGAAATTACCTTGACGCAGTTGACTCCTGGGATGGTCGCTGCCATACCCTTCTCAGACAATTCAGCGAGGGTTATGAACCTTGGAGTATCAAAGCAAGCGAATAGACCATCACCACGATATCCTAAGCCAAGTGAGTCTGCGATACCTTTCAACTCTGCTTGAATCGTTGGAGCACGAGATAGAAGAGTTTCAATTTTCTTTGTAGATGCGAGGGCTGCAGCGACTCCCTGCATGTTTGGTGCCCAAGTATGTCCGTGATCCCAAGACCTACGTGAAAGCATGTCGCTCACTCGCTTATTACAAACAGCAGCACCTAGTGGTGAGTAGCCACCTGTCAATGCTTTACCCAACGCTGAGATGTCTGGTTGAACACCATATGCTTGGTAGCCAAACATAGTTCCCATCTTACCCCAACAAAGAGCAACGTCGTCAACAATCATTAGAACACCAAACTCATCACAAAGATTTCTGATAGTCTGCCACCAGTTTTGGCTGTAAGGTGAAATGTCGCTTACCCATGGCATAGTTTCCATGATGATACAACCGATGTCAGGATTGGTTTCTAATGTCTGTCTTACATTACGTAGAGCCAAACCTTCAACATCATCTCTGTCTGCTAGGTTGCGCCACATTGGAGCATTGACAATCCTAGCACGATTTAGATAACCATACTCACCACGTAGATGCTTTGCGAGCATAGTTGTGCCGTGGTATCCTGGAGCAAAACAAAGAATTTTATTCTTTTGAGGGTAGCCACTATATTCCCAGTAAGAATCATTCATAGCAATTGCTGCTTCAACAGCATCACTACCACTGACTGCCCACGCAACGGATTCCCAGTTACCTTTCTCGCAAATATATTTTACGAGTTGTTCATTCTGTTCGCTAGACTCTCCACTATTTCCACGCAAGAAATGAACGGATTGCTCACGCATCGCATTAAGCACATCACCATCATTATAACCAAGAACATAAGCTGCGTTACCACACTGAATATCAAGATGCTTTTCATTCTCATAGTGTACCCAATATCGTGTTGTCCTAATAACTTGCTTACTTCTCTCGCTCATTGACCATTGTTTTAATTCACTCATCTTATCACTATATCAATTACTTGATACTTCTCCTTATTTGCTACATGGAAATAAATTAGTTCTGCAAGATCTTTGGGGTTAATCTTAATTCCTTCAATTTTACTTGCGAGTTGTGTGTCTACCCAAGAAGGTCTAACATTCATTATATAAGGAAACCTGTTTATTGTCAACTCTTTACAAAGATTATCCAACATTCGCTTGTGTTGAAAGTATCCCTCAAAATCTGTAGGGTAATTGTTTTCATTGTAGAGATAGGTGACTGCGCTTGACAGATTAACAATAGTCTTGTTCTTGCCAAGCCACATGTCGTGGACTTTATTTAAAAGATATACTTGATTTGGTAAAGCATTGTTGATGAATACATCAGAAGATTGACACTCGAGCAATAGTTCTTCTACTACTCGAGTGTCAGTTACGTCTTTACCGTTTTGAATATCATAGCCAACACATTGCGAACCGTTGTTGTTAAATGTTTCAAAAATCGCTTTACCAATACCAGATACATGCCCAGTTATAACAACTTTCATTATCACCTCATTTTGACGTCATTCCAATTATTTTATAGGGAGCGAACCATGCTTCAAGAAACAGGTACACCCACAAATCGATTATCATATTTATTCTGATTTGTCAGAATCCATTGCTGCGGTCTTTTCTTTAGTGCGACCATACGCAGCGATACCTAGAACAGCACCCATAGCGATATGGAAGAATCCTGCACCTTGTAAAGAGATTGGTGCCCATTGCATTTTAACTTCGCCACCACCAATTACCTGAACAAGAGACCATAGAATTGGCGCTACGATAAAGTCGAAAATACATACTGCCATGTATGTCCAACCCATCGCAGGACGCCACTTCTTAGTCATCCAATCTTCTTGCTTGCCATTCACAGCAACATCTGTAGAAACTTCTGGCATTTTAAACTCCTTGTATTAATAGTTATATGGAGGAAATGGATATACTTAGAAGAACAGGAAAACACCCTGCGCTGAAAGTATTAAACCAATACCTGCTACTGCAAAACTAGCCCAGAACATTGACATACTTACAGCAAGAATACTTGCTGACAATACAACAATCGCTAATTGATATGCTGTACTTGCATAACCAATCCATGGACTACCTTTTTTGGCTTCATCACGTAGACGTTCCATTTCACGTGCTTTTGCCATAATTTCTTTTTTGTCATCTTCCATACGCTTCTGTTCAGAAGCAAATTCTTTTTTCAACGCAGGATCGCTAGTTGTCTTAGAAGCAATCTCATAACTTACACCACGACCATTCTTTGCTTGGTAATATGACCATGCGTTGTTTGCTCCTAGTGTATTGTTTAAAATTGTACTAGACAACTTACCACCATACCAACTGTTGACTGCTAAGAATAAAGCAAAGACAGAAATAACCATACCTGCTTTGTCTTTAATCTTCGCTTCCCTTTCGCTACGTGAGCCAGCTGGTGGCTTTGGTGCGTCAGGATCTTTTGGTTCTTTGTTGATTAACTTTAGAATTGAGTCATGAAGTGCCATCTCTTTTTCCTTATAGAATAATAACTTACCTTATTTATTTTCCTGCAAGAGGATTATCCAACGCTTTTTGAATTTTCGAATCAATTTCTTTTCTTAAATTGCGAACATCTTGCTCAGTTTCACGTTGAGATGTTTTACTGCTTCTCTCAACTTGTTCAACAACACCCTCTAAACGACGAATGTCATTCTTTAGGTCGTTCTTAATATCACGTGTATAATCGGTTGTCTTTTGACTATTCTCTTCGATAACTGCTAGACGTTTGTCGAATGCAGATAAGTCTGGTGCTACGTATTTTGCGATTCTTTCTTTCATGCTTTGATAGTCTTTGTAGACTTCAAATGCACCATAAAGACCACCAAGAATTGATGATACTAACGTAAATGCTACCATCAATTTAGCTGGTGTAAACTCATACCCACCGATACTAATTACAGTATCTTTACTAGCATATTTTTTAACTGCTGCCTCTGCCTCATCTATCTTAGCATTGACGTCTTTGATTTCTTCTGCCATCTATTACTCTACTTTCTCCGTTAATTATTTAATGGATTGTCTAGTGCCTTTTTAATTTTAATATCAACCTCAGTACGTAAGGCACGAATTTCTTGTTGTACTTCTTTTTGGTTTCTAGCCATCTCTTGTTGAGATCTTGTAATTTCTTGGTTTACTTCTTTTACTGATTGGTCTGAGTAGCGACGAACTTCTTTTAGTGTTGCATCGTTCTCACGTTTGATTTCTTTAACAGACAAATCGGTTTCACGCTGAGCAGCTTTACTGCTTCGCTCAACATTTTCTACAACACCTTCTAATCTGCGCACATCATCTTTTAGATCTGTCTTGATTGATGATGTGTATTCAACCATTTTATTAGTGTTGGCATCCAAGACTTCCATCTTCTTATAGATTTCGGTTAAGTCTGGTGTAACATATTTCGCAATCTTGTCCTTCATATTCATGTAGTCTTTGTAAACTTCGAATGCACCATAAAGACCACCTAGTAAAGAAGATACGATAGTGAACGCAACCATCAACTTTGCTGGTGTAAACTCGTACCCACCAATGCTGATA